TATGAAATGCAATAGTATTTTGCCAATATATAATAGTATTTATCGTATGAATTAGCTTGTCATCCATTGCACATCCACTATTCCTATAATTTACACCATTTCTAAATGCATCTAAATCAATAATTTTAATAGAATGATCCTGTGTTACAACCATATTATATGGAGTAAAATCAGAATACCAAAAGTCAGGGTAACTATTATTAAGTTCTTCAATAAGTTTTCTATGCTCTAGGCATGCCTGTAATGCATCAGATAAAACGTAATATACTAATTCTATATTTTCAGATGTCACTGATTTAGTACCAAAATTTTGTAAGATTATATGGACAAAATCATGTAAAGGTTTTGGATTATCTAGCCATTCATGCTGATATGTATGACTATCTATATAATCATACAAATCTGTATAAATCTTACTTGAATTGGTAATTTGTTTTGCTAAATTATATTCTGCTCTGGACCATTCAAAATCTATAGTTTTAGTTGCTTTGTTACCATCAACTATAAACTTTGTCATTGCACAACTTTAATACCCGTAGTGCTTTGCATATATGTGTCCTGAGTATCTTTTGCAGTTTTTACAATGCAAATGATATTGGTAAACAGTAATCTAATTTTTGCATCCTGATCAACTGTAAACATAAATGGAGCAAGCCCTGCTCCATTTTCTCCAGCCACTAACATTAATGGCTTTTTAACTTCTATGTGATCTTTATGTGCTTTTATAAAGCGAGCAACCATTTCCTCGCCTGAACTAAGTTTAATACTTACCACATCATTCTGTTTATATGGACTTTCAATAATCATATGATTCTCCTAAAATGAATGGCCTGTTCCGTTATATCCTGTGTTTTCTATATAATTTAACAGAGCCTCGTATCCGCCAATCTTTTCCTTGTTTACAATAATTTGTGGAAACGTTCTTGCACCTGGGAAGTTTTCCATTATTTCTTCTCTGTCAAAGTCTGTTCCAAATTCTTTATAAACATACGGATAGTTGTATTTTTCGCAAAATGCTTTTGCCTTCATACAAGATGGGCAAGCAGGCTTGCCCCAAATCTCAATGCTCATATAGCTCTCCTATAGTGACAATCCACTAAACGTCTTATCGTCGACGTCCTGTTTTGTTCCTCCGATTACATATGAACTAATTTCTGTTTCCTGTGGTGCTACTTGTACTTCTGCACCACTAATCCATTTTTGTGTCCAAGGTAGTGGATTTGCCTGTGTTGTAGTATATGGACATTTTAATCCGAGAGCTGTCATACGTTTACAACAAATCCATTCAATATAGTCATGTAATAGTTTTGCATTTAAACCAATCATTGAACCACCAGCAAACAAATAGTCTGCCCAATCCTTTTCTTGTTCTACTGCATCTACAAACATTTTTGTTACTTCGTCTTTACACTCCTCAGAAATCTTAGCAAAATCTGGATCTTCTTTTGTTAGCACTTTAGTAATCATATATTGCGTACTACCCAAATGCACATTCTCATCACGTGCAATAAGTTTGATAATTTTTGCATTTCCTTCCATTTTCTTTAGTTCAGCAAATGCCCAACTACAAGCAAATGAAACATAGAAACGAACACCTTCTAAAATGTTAACACTGTTAAGTGCTAACCAAACTAATTTTTTAAGTTGATATTTGTCAACAACAACTTTCTTTCCATTGACTGTATGTGTTCCTTCACCAAGCAATTGATAGTACATGCTTGTTTCAATTAGATCATCATAGTATTTTGTAATATCATCTGCACAATCTAAAATTTGTTCAATTTCCATCATCTCATCAAAAACTTTACTTGGGTTAGAATATATATTTCTAATGATATGTGTATAACTTCTACTGTGGATTGTTTCACTAAATGTCCATGTAGTAATCCAGTTTTCTAATTCTGGCAAACTTACAATAGGATTGAAACTTTCTGCTGGAGCTCTACCCTGTACACTATCAAGTAAGATTTGACGTTTCAAGTTACTTGTGAATATATGTTGTTCGTGTTCTGTTAAATCTTTAAAGTCTTTTGCATCTTTAAAAATATCTACTTCTTCTGGTCTCCAAAAGAAGCCTAATTGTTTATCTGTTAATTTGTCAAACTGTTTCCATTTAAGGGTATCATACCTTTGCATTCCTAGATCTCCATCAAGAAATGATAGATTAGCAGTGTGAGCTTTTTCTGGTTTTACATTTAATACAGCCATTTTAGTTCTTTCCTTTTATATTGTACATGCTTCACATTCTTCGTCGTCTGCCTCTGATGGCGCCAATGCTGGTTGTTCCTCATCTTTGAACTCCATTTCGCCTTGTCCATCGTAGGTATTAAAGTAATACAGTTGCTTGCCTCCATACTTATAAAACATAATAAGATGTTGCAACATAGTACTCATTGGAATCTTTTCATCTTCAAAGTGTTGTGGATTGTAACTTGTATTTACAGAAATACCTTGATCTATGTATTTTTGTAAAACAGCCATAATCTTTAAATAACCTTCTGGAGATTTCTGTTCCCATAATAAGTCGTATGCATTTTTCATGCGAGGGTAGCCAGGTACTACTTGCTTTAGCACTCCGTGTTTGCTTTGTTTTACACTTACAAAAGCACGTGGAGGCTCTATTCCATTTGTACTGTTTGATATCTGTGCAGACGTTTCTGCTGGCATTAGTGCCATCAGAGTACTGTTTCTGATACCAGTTTCAGCTAATTGTTTGCGTAAACCTTTCCAGTCCATACGTTCTTTGTGTGGTACTAGTTCGTCTACTTCTTTCTTATATGTAAGGTTAGGTGTTATACCATGTCCATACTTTGTTTCTTTGTTGCCACTAATTGCTCCTTTTTCAACTGCCAAATCAGCACTTGCTTTGATCAAATAGTAACTCCATGCTTCTGCCCATTCATCAACTAATTCTAAATTAGGATCCTGATAATTTGTACCATGCTTTGCTAACCAATATGCAAAGTTAATAATACCAATACCCAATGGGCGTCTTTTCATTGTACTCATTTCTGCCGCCTTTACAGGATAATCTTGATAATCCAATAATGCATCTAATGCTCTAACTGCAAGAGTACAAGGTTTTTCTAAATCTTCAGGGGACTTAATATTACCCCAATTAATAGCACTCAATGTGCATAAACTAATTTCACCGTCAGGATCATTTACATCATTTAACGGTTTAGTAGGCAAGTTAATCTCACAACATAAATTACTTTGTCTTACAGGTGCTTCTGTTTCAATAAATGAACCATGTGTATTTGCATGATCAACATTCATTAGATATACACGACCTGTATTTTTACGTTCTTCCATAAACATTGCAAATAATTCACTTGCACGTATAGTTTTCTTCCTTATAGAATTGTCTTTTTCTGCCGCTTCATATAATTCTTTAAACTTATCGCCATCATTAAAAAATGCATCAAATAATCCAGGCACGTCATGTGGAGAAAATAATGTGATGTCGCCACTAGTAAGTAATCTTTCATACATAAGTTTGTTAAACTGGATTCCATAATCCATATGTCGTACTCTATTATCTTCCGTACCTTTGTTATTTTTAAGCACAAGCAAGTCTTCAACTTCATAATGCCAAATAGGATAATATAGTGTGGCCGCTCCACCACGTACTCCACCTTGACTACACGATTTTACTGCACTTTGAAACATTTTGTAAAACGGAATAACTCCTGTATGTGTAGCATCTCCCTTACGAATTGGAGAACCAATGGCACGAATAGCGCCTGCACCAATACCGATACCTGCTTTCTGTGAAACATATTTGACTATAGATGACGAAGTTGCGTTAATACTGTCTAAACTATCATCAGTTTCAATAAGAACACAAGAAGAAAACTGTCTTTGTGGTGTTCTCAATCCTGCCATAATAGGTGTAGGTAAACTAATATCAAAGTTACTAATAGCATTGTAAAAATCTTTTACCCAACGCATTCTTTCTTCTTTAGGATATTTGCCAAATAGTGTAAGTGCAATCATCATATATGCTACCTGAGGTGTTTCATATACAATACCTGTTGCTCTATTTTGTACTAGATATTTTCCACGGAATTGTTCCATTCCTACATATGAGATATTTTCGTCACGCGAATGATTAATAAAACTGTTAGCCTGATCAATCTCTTCTAATGAATAATTTTCTAATACCTCTGAATCATAAAAACCTAGTTTAATATTTTTGTTAATAATATCAATAAGTGGCCATGGCTCATATTGATCATAAATCATTTTGCGTAGATGATAGTTAATTAGTCTACCTGCAACCCATTGATAGTTTGGTGTATCTTCTGTAATTAGATCAGCGGCCGCCTTAATAAGAGTTTCTTGAATATTACTACTACTAATACCATTATAAAACTGTAAATGGCTTCTTATTTCTACTTCACTTGCACTTACGCCAGTAATGTTTTCACAAGCAAAAAATACAACCTTATGCATTTTTTCTAAATCTAAAGACTCGCTTGCTCCGTCCCTTTTCTTAACTACTATATCACTCATATTTTCTCATCCTAATGTAACTTGTATTTAAGACGATCGTATCGTCTTTAACCTTGTTTATAATAAATCTTTGGGACCATATCTGTCTAGCACGTTACAGTTTACTAGTGCAGATTTTTTGTCTACTTGTCCATAAGTATAACCTAAAACATAGGTTTTGTCAACTAAAACAATAAGTCCCAAAAAACTAATTTTGTTATCTTGCACAAGCATCACTTCGCAATCGACATCTGCTAGTTGCAAACTATAAGCCATTGCTAATGCAATGGCGTTTTCGTCCATATCTCCTGCATATAATAAGTCCCACGGATCTGGCCATAGTGTATTATCATATACATCAATAACTCTACTGCTTAATGGTGCAGTTTTAAACCAGTCTACAAGTTCTTGTAAACTATCTTCCAAATTTTCTTTGTCTATGCTTTGCCTAAAGGATCGCCATTTTTTCAGACGCTCAGTAGGCGGTGCCATCCACTGTGTCATTTTGTTTTATACTGATTTCCAGTTAGTAATTACGTAGGACATTTCTGAAGCATCTGTTGCGGTATGTTGCAAATTAAATACTCCACTTGCTACAACACCCGAAAAAACATTATCTAAATCAGTACTAGTAGGATCAACACTTGTAATAAATTTATCCTCTAAAATACTTGTGTTTCCTGTTGCATCAATGCTAATACTTATAACGCCTTTACGTCTACCTGTATTGTTTTTCAGTATATATTGTATATCAACATAATCATAATTTGAACCATCAATAGCAATACCAACATTTGTAGCAGACCCAGCCGCCGTTAATGTTCTATTGTCAGGAGATTGTTCTAATCCACTACCTGGTGAACTTGTGATTATCTCTGTATTATAATAAACTTTTACACTGGTGCCACTTGCGGGTGCAGTTGTGAATGTAATTGAGGAATCTTGCGTTGTATAATCAGTGCCATTTTGTTGTAACGTTTCAGTTGTCCCATCATCTAGATAAACTGCATACGTAAGTTTGTTTCCAAAATCTAATGTTGCATTGTTATCCGTTGTTCCATCTGAATCAGTATCAATCCCACTAAATGTGAATATTGTAGTTGTGCCATCTCCTGCTTGTGGTGTTGGCGGAACATTACCAATATAAAGTCTAGACACATCTGTTGCATAACCAAATTCGCCTGGTTGTAAAATTGGTAGGTCTGCTAAATTACCTTGTCTAACTTTTATTTGTGCTACTACTGATGCCATAATTATTTCCTCATTATATACTATTTATGCTAGTTCATAAAATTCTTGTAACCTTGTTGCCCATTTTGTTTCCCAATCTGTGAATTCTTTTTCATCAACTTCAAATAATTGAAACTGTCCTTCTCTACTACACATAAAGATTGCAATTTTCTCTATCTTTGTTTCATACAATTCATTATGGGCCAGTGCATAGGCCGCACCTTGCATAAAATAGTCATCAATCCATTCACGCTTTTTAGGTTTATTGGTTTGTTTAAAATCCATAATGGTTGGTTTGCCTTTATATACACCAACCAAATCAGTTGTACCAGCATACAGTTGTGGATAACATAAATTAACTTCACTACCCCATACTTCGTCTATATCACTTTGCACATTTTGCTTAATAATATCAGCCATTGTTTCAGATAGGATAGTAGTTTCACCTGTATAGGTTTCATTTTTTACCCAGTATTCAAGTATGGCATGCATACGTGAACCATTATCTGAGGCTTCTGTGACTATGCGTTGTGCTTCCTTTTCGCCAACACGTTTTTTCCACCTATTAAGAGCGTCCCTCTTTTCTTTTGGCTTTGTCTTATCAAGAATTGTTGTAACACTAGGGACAGGATCCCCATACGGATTTTCGTATAATCTTTTGCCATTTACGCTCTTACGTTTAAATTGTTGATATGGATAGGGTGAAGTTATTTTTAACATTTTTATATATTACACTCATTATGTTGTTAAGTCAAGTAGTCTTTTACAATTGGTAGGATATATTTTTTTAAAATTAACGTATGTCCTTTTGCAGTTTGATGGTTATCATCTGGCAAAATAGTGTAACCTAATTCATACCAATGTTTTTCGTTTGCTGTTACATTATTAAAAGGTTGTGGGAAACATTGCCAAGCGTTCTTCTGATCTCTGTAATTATAACTTATAATTACAACTTTTGGGTCTAGTGCCATATTTTCATACCACTTATTACTTGCATCCATCATAAGATTATTGGTTGTTACATATGGGTGCATTTCTTTACATATATTAAAAATTTTATGCCAGTGTGGTATAGCAGATTTTTTACCCCAATCATCTAAAAATGTTTCTCCAGTCCAACTACAAACTCCCATGTTTGTATGTACAATGCTATAATTTTTACCACGTTGCCATACGTTCCATTCTAAATAAGGATCGTCTTTAAGATTGAAAAATACATTTCTTCTTTGTGCATGAGTCCTTTGTAATATGATTAGTTCAGCCCACTGATAGCATTCATCAAAACATAGTCTATGGAAATCAGTGCCTGATCCTGACTTAGCGTAATTTCTAAATTCATGTTGTGGATACATTTCAGCAAGTTGATATGTCCAACTGCCTTTGTTTATTTGTTCATCTGTATTGTAATTAGTTCTTGATTCGTAATCAGAGTAACTACAGCCAATAATTGCAATTCGCATTTACCAACTTATATCCCACTGAAATGTTTGGTTTGTGGCTGGGTTGGTGCTACGTTCAATTCTATATCCTAAGTCTTGAAAGTATCTTACAATGTAATCCATTTGAGTTTTATAGCCTCTATTTGTGGCTGTTCCCATCCATGTATGCCAATACACTGTGCTTTCTGGATTAGGTGGTGTATACGTATTTGCAGTGAGGCCTAAATTATTATTTGCTGTGGCCGCATCAATAACATAAACCCATGATGTGGCGGCTGGAATGTTGTGTGTAAGAACTAAATTATTAGTTGCATTCTTACTTGCAACAAGTCCAGTAATTGCCGCATCATTGATATCTGCTATAATAGCATTTAAGTTAGTACCTGTAGTACCTAGCGTTACTGATGTTCCATTAAAACTAAAAGTTTCACCAACAACTATAGTAGGATTGGCTACTGTACCTGTAATAATAACTTCAGGTGTACTTTCTGTCATAGTAGTACCATCTGTAATTGTTGAGGTATAGTTGCCTGCCGCACTTTGCGTTATAATGTCTTTCATTAAAAACTGAACTTCATCATAAATGATCATATCACTATTAGATTTAGCTCTTGCCTGTGCCGCGTTTAATCCTATATTCATGTGCCTAACTCTTTCTTCACTTGCTTACGTGCTAGTTTGTCAATTTGTTTATCCTGTTTTTCAGGATCTGGTTGTTCTGGATCTCCTGCAGATGCATCACTATCTGTATTGAAGAATATAACATCATCTTTAATATTGCGTACTATTGCGAGGTTCTGTGCAACATCAAACAAACTATTATCATCTACATCAATACCCTGCTTTGCCAACTCTTTTACAAGTACTGGAATTGGAATACTGTTAATTCCTTCTCCTGCCATGACTGTAAGTAAGTCAAGTACTGCATCTTGTAAATCACTGTTTTCTGCAATTAGATCCGAAAAACGCATATTACTTAAACGCCGCTGAAGTTGTTCCGCCACCCATTGTTGCGCCTTTTTTAGGTCCAGCCGGTTTTGGCTTTGCCGCTTTTGGCTTTGGTGCACCTTGTTGTGGTTTTTGCTTATCAAAAGCATGTTGTGAGCCGCCACCCATGTGTGCGCCTTGTTGTGCTTTTTCGCTAACTTTAAACTTCTTTAGACTTTCGAATGCTTTCTTCAGTACCGCTTTGTTTACTTTGCCTTCTACCTGTGCTTCTTTAATAGTTTTAAGAGCGTTTAGGTATGCAGTTTCAGCAGACTCTTTCATTTCTCTGCCTTCTGCTCCAGCATCTGCGCCTTCTAAATCGTCCATATCTGGCATTTCATCGCCCATTGGATCTTCTGCAGGTGCTTCTGGATCCATGCCCATATCTCCTGCAGGCTCAGCTGGCATATCCATATCTGTTGGAGCCGCTGGTGCTTGTCCTTGTGCAGTTAGTAGTGCATTTGTTACTTGTTCATTCGCACTTTTTACTGCTTCTAAGGCCGCTGAAATAGCCGCTTCAGCTGACGCATTAAATGCATCTGCTTCTGCTGTTCCTACTTCTTCTTTCATTGCATTATGAATACTCATTAGGTCTTCAACTTGCATACTTGCTAAGTCTTCAGCCATTTTCTGTAGATCATCACCAAGTTGTTTGGCCGCAAGAAGTACTTCTGCCTGATCTAAATCAGTTTCATTAATAACTTCTTCCTCTACATCATCTGCTTCTGCCATTACAGTTTTTAAACCCTGTGCAATGAGTAGTAATTTTTGCATATCCTTACTGGATACGTCCATTCCGCTCTCTTTGAGCTTCTTAATTTTTTGATCTGTAGCTGTTGCTACTGCTTCCAATTTTGCCTTAGGCATGTTGAAGTTGAAATTAGTTTCAAACACATCATTTAGTACCGTATGCAATTTGGAAAACTTATTTGTATTTTCTAAATCGTATAAATTCATGTTAACCTCGCTATAAATTGCTTATACTGTATTTATGTTTTTCTTTTAAATAAGTGATTTAATTTCACGTTTGATGGCCTTCATCTTACTGACTGCTTGGCCTTGTTTTGCAGTATAAACGTCTCTTTTAAATGATTCTTTTACTGTTTTAGCACGTGACTTGTGTTGTGCCGCCTCTTGTAAGTAAGTATCATATTTTTCATCTAGTGCAATTATCTTGTCTGTAGAAGAATTACTATTATCTACATAATTTTTTAGCACTGCCATTGCACTTTCAAATAAAGCAAGAGTATGAATATTCTTGCCATTTTTAGAAATGTTGTAGTATGTTTTGTAAATTTTAGGAGCCAAATCTTTACGTTCCATTTCAATAACGTATTCTCCCATACTAATTTTATCCTGTGATTTAATCGTAATAGCACTTTCTACAGGTGACTCTGTAAGCATTTTCCTTGTTGCTGTTTCAGTTGCATTGTTAAGTTTACTAAGAATATCATACATTTCTTTATTCTTTTCATTTACTACAACTTTTCCTGCCGCTCGATCAGCTTTAATTTGATCTGCGTTTTCAATAGCGTTGTTCATTTTTGCCATAATTTGTTCCATGGCTTTAACATCTGGATTGCTCATTCAAAACTCCTTGGTGCTTGTTTATAGTATGTCTTGCCTTCACGTTGTGTTCTTGCACACATACCCTTGTTAACTAATTGCTGTGCTACGTATGCATCACGCTCAGACATATCTTCTTTGCAAACTTCTTCACGCATACATTCATATACTTTGTTTTCTAGGTTACTAAGTAAAATCATAGTACCGCCTGGTAATTCATGTGTTTTCATTTATTTTCCTCAACAATATATCAGCAATAAGTTTATGCCCTTCAATAGTAGGATGACCTGAAATTGGATTACAAAGTTT